TATTTCCTCTGGTGCCCGCACTACCCCGCCAGTAGGCATCGGCGCATTCTGTACCATCTCTCCCAAACGCTGTTGTATATCAGGCCGCGTATTTCCACCAGGCATGCCTGGCACCTGTGCCTGAAGAGTGCCACTAGGCATGGTCACTTCGCGTTCCCCCCTACCCCCTCGCGGGTTCTCCTGTTGAGGCTGCCCTTGCAAATAGGGTAGGTTGATGCGCTGGGCCAACTCCATTGCCAGCCCCTGCACAAACTGCTCGTCACTATACACCATCTCACTGAGAATTCGTTGCTCCTCATCAATAAGACTCTGAGGTACCATATCATGCAATGTCTGCTGAGCCACGTCCCTAGCAGTCTGGCGACTGAGAATATTTAGCTGTACCAGTGTAGCCAACATATTGACCGTATTGGCGTCATCGGTTGGCAGACTGGCAGAGAGTTTGACTTCGTTTCTGTAATAGCCAGCAATTAGTTCTGGCTCAACCCTCACATCAACATTTGCCCCAGACTTGCTACTGGCCCACAGGTAGAGGTCCTTGGGCTTCCTCCTTTCCAGCAGCATCAACATCTTCATATTGAGACGCTCACAACTACGCTCAATTTCCTTCTGCTTGAAGGCCACCTTCATCAGTGTGGGGTTGCGCAGTAGACTCATCGCAATACCAGAGACAGAGCCAACATACATACCCTGAAGGACACGAGGCAGCGACGACGCCTCCAACTGGTCATCTACCTGCTGCAACAGCGTATCAGCCTGTGGCATTGGACCAGGGTGTGTGAGGTAGCCAGCATCCTCATCCTGCCGTAGGCGCAGGTGCAAACCACGCTCCGTTCTAACCGGTTCAAAGTCTGGACCTAGTTCCGTCTTGGTAACGAGCGGCGGGTCCTCATACCTAGCCAGGTAGGTAGCCTTGCGGCTAATAATCCTGTCTTTAGCAGGTATCAGTTCCTGAATGGGGTAGATGCTGCTGATGCCCAACCTTTCGCCCTCATTCTTGAAGGGCAACCGATTTGGCATGTAAATTTCCCATGGCAGAAAACCATAGTTGTGCGGAGTAGGGCGTTTGACCCATCTACTCTCCATAACCGTACTGCCATGAGGCCCGTCTGTGGTCCAACTTATGCCAACAGCATTAACCTCATCATCCCAATAGTCTATAAACGTGACCTCTTCCGTATCATCCAGGTCCTCAAACGCAGCACGCACAGTCTTTACCGCACCTAGACGCCCATCGCCACCAAACTTGTTTTCCCACTCAGCACGCACTTGACCTGCCAGCCGAGGGTACGCATGTATTACATATTCCCATTCACCAGGCTGTGCCCCTGGCATGGCGTATACATTATAGGGGTCATGGTGAAGAACCTTAATGGGAGTCTCCCAGGGCTTATAGTCTTTGTTCCATATCAATTGCAGCACGCCCCATCCATCAACTAGGCCGTGCCACAAACTGTCTCGAAGGCGCTCATAAATTTGAGCGCGGTCCCAGAGACTCAGGAGCACCTTCTCGTTGTGCTCCGCTGTTTTCAGATGTTCACCCAAAGCATCGCTAGGAGGGACACTGATTGCTGGGGCCTTCGTGAGCAACAGTTCTCTAAGACCCTCAACGAAGTTAAGAGCTATCGGGAAAATGATACGAACCTCATCAGGTTCTGGTTTCTGATACTCCCCGTTCTCATCCTTCCAAATACACTCAGGTCGCATAAAATACAGATTACGCCAAGCCAGCATATTTTCATTACGCTGTCTGTAAAAGCTTACCAGCTTTGTTAGTTTGTCTTGTAGTTCTTGAATCTCCACTACCTACTCCTATAACGACTTACAGCCGCCCCCGCATTTGCGTATTGTGGCGTCTTCTGTTTTCTATACTCATATATGCTAGTCACTGCCTTGCTATTGCTACGTCCATAGTATCCAAACTTACAGACAATGAAGTATGTTACAGCCTTGATTAGGTGGTTCCATGCATCTTTTGGGTTGGGTTTCTTACGTGGGTCGTCCTGTTCCAGATTAGCCAGGCTTGGCTCTGGGTACATATACCTACGCATTTCCAAATTCCAAAAAGTGCACTTCGGATGTACCACAATACTGTGGGTGTTGATAAAATGCTGTAGCGTCTGGATGCCAGCCTGTATAGCCACCTTACGACTCAGGAAGTGCAAACGTTGGACCTTTTCGTCGTCTCTAGCTAGATGTTCCCATGTCCTAGCCTGCTCATGGGCTGTAACATCAATGGCCCCCTGTATGGGGTCCCAATGAGGCCAGGGCCACCTGGCTACGTTCGACCACCACTCCCTCGCCTGACAAGCCTGAAACACCTCATGCGTGGTGACGGTCCTCTGGAAATAAACCTCATCAATGATGCACAGCGTCCAGCCCTTCGTGACCTGGTTGTTACAATTCTCCGGAAACTTTTTAAGCTGCAAAGCGGCCACCGCATAAGTGCCGCCTGGGTCCACTGCCAAATAGACTGGAAGGTCGGGGTCAAAGCTCGCTTTCTCTTTGTCTACATACTCCTTGATAGACCAGTCTGGAAATACCAGGTAGGGACTGGTACTGCGTTGGGCCTCGAAACGCGCGGCAAATACCTCTGGACGCATACGACTACGCTGCTGTTCCAACCATGCCATGTCAATGTTCCAGATGATGACCTGCTGCCCAGGCTTCAGAGGCCACTCCACCTCTGGGTTCATCTCCACAACCTTATATGCATTGTTGTGGTACATGTCCGCTATTTGTTCTGGAGTCTCTCCGCCCTGAGCGGTATGAATGTGGTAGTTGTCAGCAGTGGGATGTTCCCAACTGACAATTCCCATATCATTCTCTACCTGCCCAATGTCATAAAACTCTTCGAACCATTCACCCTGCGACCACTCCAAGGTGCCTAACGCTAAAATCCAACCACCGTTATCAACCAAACGAGGCACAAGCCTCGTGTCATAAAGAATATAGGGCAATAGGGCAGCCTCATCAATCACCACCCAGTCAAGCGGAACAGCATGCATACTGTCAGGGCTTTCAGCAGATTTCAATTGAAAGCCGCTGTTAGTGCCGCCCATGACAAATGTGTGGGTTTTAATGCTGTAGGAAAATTCGCCATAACTGAGACCGTCACTACGCAAGACCTTCACCATTCCGGCACGTTCTATCAGAATGTCCTCGACCTTTCGGCGTATTTCCTCGGCCATGTCGTAGTTACCGCTTACGACCCAGCCAGTTGTATTCAGCCAAAAGAGGTACGGAATGATTTCAAAAGCAGCACCATAACTCTTTCCAGAACGGTTTCCGCCTACCAGAATGCGATGCATGGCCCTGCAACGATGCATCTTCTCTATGGTAGGCAATGGCTTATAGCCAAGCGTATCAAATACCGCCTTTTTGGTCAGCGCCTTGTAGCCCAAAACCTCTGACGCCCAGGCATGGTATTCGTCCTCTTCATATGGGATGTGTCCTATACCCTGTAAACCACCAGCCATTAAGGAGTCTTAAACCTTTTAACTACGTGTCTGTCCTGATACAGGCTATGTTTCTTGGCGGAAGCTGCCTTCCGCACCTTGCTGCCGTATTTCTTCGTCCACGCCCTGGCCAGTTTCGGTTTGTTTGCCCACATCCATTTTCGCTGTCGCTCGCTCACGAACGGCATCTGCCACTTCCTTACTTGCTGCTATAAAATGGTCCCCATCCAACCAACCACGTTTTGCTACCGCTATCTGTACTTCCTTGGGCGTATGATTCTTACACCTGGCAACCTCGATGAACGCAAAACTTCCATCCTCTAGGTACTCGATAGCACCCAACACTCGTTCATGTTCAGGTTTGCCACACAAAAAACATTTCACTATTCGCCCCCAATCTATACTTAACGAGTACCCCTGCCCCTTACTCGTAGTTCCCCGTCCAACACCCGCTAGCTGCGTCATCCACAGCCTTTCAAACTTTACTTGCGGTCACCCAGTGGCCCCTTGTCAAGGGGCGGTGTGGGCCGCGCAGCCGTCACTAACTCGCTGAATGAACGTCGCTCAAATGAGTAATTAACAATGCCTCCGTTTGGAATGTTGCACCGCACCCATAACATTTATGTCCATACTCAATACGTTTACCAGGAAGGTCCCTAACTCCTTGGCAGCACCCCCTTTCGTTAGTGTCAGACCAACTAGTGTCATCCGCGCCATGTTCCGCTTCCATATGGACCTGCCATGCCAAGGCGTCCCGAAGCAGTCTGGTTGAACAAATAGGGCAGACAACACTCACATGCTTATTGGCCCAACCAACCTGACTAACTGTAATCGTCAACCTCTTTTACCTCCGCGTCTAACACGTCTGTTAGCTGTAGGGTGTTCTCCAAACCCAATTTTCGTGCGACCGCCTCAATCTGTGGGCGCTGTAGGGTCAGCATTTGAATTAACACCTGATTCCTGTGGCCACCAGGAAGCCGGTTTTCCGCACCCAAACCCACAACCTCATATATCGTTTCAATTGCACGCAGCCTATCCGTGTCTTTAGCGGCATGTAGTGCAAT